AGGTGGGCCACTGCCTGTTTTAGAGTGTCTCTGTCGTCCCGCCGACCAAAGAACCATCGCTTGCGGCCAAAGAGAGTCACGAGGTGGCCTCGCTCGATAAGCTCGTTTGCGACCCAGTCATGGAGTCCTTGTATGGCTGGGAAGGCTTTAAAGTAGACGGATTGAAATTCTTTTATTTTGTCAGGTGATATCTTAGTATGTCGACTCATCTCGTAAGGCGTGCCGAGATAGTTAGTTCCGTGTCCGAGAACTTTACACATATGTCGGAGGCTGTGATGACGATAGTATTTACGTTCCGCAACCTGACGATCATCTCGGAGGTTTCCGGTCCAACCATAAGAGGGTACAGCAAATCGTGAGACAGTTGTATGGAGGTCTCCACTTTCACAAGCATCCAGATATTTGGCATCTCCAAGATACTCCCAGCAAAGCGCTCCTACGTTCCGCGAGTCGGCTTGTTCGAGGTCGATGTTAGCGAACTTCATCCCTGGGTCGGGGATGAAAACCCTTCTAAGGCGCTCTTCAATGTTCTGTGCATTTCCTCCAGTTCCAAAATCATTAAGAGAAGATGAAAATCGACCTGTCGTAGTGCCTGCAATGTTAAATGAAGTTCTGAACCTCCCGTCTGAGTCAATCTCTGTTTCAAGAACTCCAATTTTCTTTCCGATGTCTCTAAGAGTGAGAATATGAGATATGACTGGCTGGGCGAGAAAGTGCACTGAGAGTTTTTCGAGGGCCTCTCTATCGACTGTTCGGACCAACTCTCCTTTCGCATTTCTTTTACGGATTTCAGGAAGGCACATAATATCGTGTAGAAGAATGCCCACTTGTTGTGTGGATCGCCAGGCTCGGGTCTTTCCAGAGTTAACAAATCCGTTGTATCCAACTCCATCTCTAACGATTTCGTAAAGGTGTTGTTCGAGATTGTCAACTTCGCCTCTATACGCTGTGATAGCTCTTTGGCGCTCAAGCTCATTGACGAGGACTCCTCTCATAGACATGTCGAGGACTGGAGCCTGAAGGGCGCGTGAGAGGGCGTAGGTTCCAGCTGTGCTGTTATCGAGTTGTGGAAGGCACTGCTCGAGTACCTCCATAGTCACCATACAATCCAAGCCGTTGTAAATCCAGAGCTCTTCGTCGGAGGAGTACTTGGTCGAGGGTTTGATGAGGTCGGTGCGAATGGACTTCATCGCTTCGCACAATCTAGGACTTGTTCGGTTAACTTTAGAATGAGGGCGTCTTGACGAATTCTGGTTGCAGATGAGAGGGCCGAGAGTTCGTGGAGAAACCATATGCCTCCGCCGAGAAACAACACATTCACTACGACAAGCGCCAGTGCCAGTGGCTGCGATTTTAGGCTTTCGGTAACTGTGCCTATGACCTTGGCGGCTTCCTCTCCGGTCATCTATTCGTCCCTCTTCATAGGATTAGAATAATCACTACCAAAAAAGCTCCATTGACCACCCCTCGCTGGTTTTCTGTAGTCAACAGTTCGGAGCCAAGCCCACTCCATAGTTAACAATCGTACAGGAAACCACGCGAACCAAGGCTTCCAGTTTCTAGTAGCTTTCCAGTCAAGATCATCCATTTTATTCGTCCCTCTTGATTGTCTGTTTGAGTTTGTTCCGCATTGTGAGTTTCCACGCGGCCTCGTCAGTGTAGATTGAACCAAGATAATCCAGACCCTTGTTGGCCTCAGGCTGGAGTGCGTGATGTAGAAGCATAGTGTCGTGTTCAGCGTTGACTACTATCATTCGGTACTCTTCCCAAAGAAACCGAATATCGTAGATACCGTTCTGGAAAACCTTTGGAATCGGAAGCTTGAGGACTTTTCTGACCCATTTCCAAGCCAGTACTTCAGCGTCCAGTGATCCCCAGTAGAGTTTACGTTCTTTGCGGAAGTCGTGAAAGGGGACTACCATACAGAGATCTTTGTATGGCGCAAAGCCAATGCAGGAGATCAGTCTTCCGCGGGTCTCGATATCGATTGAGAGGAGCTTCGAGGGGAGGATGAACTTCTCCAGGAACCAATCGAGTTCTGAGAGAAGCGGCTCGATGTAGACTGTTCGGGTAGGACGGCGGATCTCTGGGAATTCGGCCTCCCGTTTGGCCTTCATCAGATCGAGAATGACCACGTGTCGCTGGTCGAACCCTCCTTGGAGGATGTATGATGGATGGAAAGTAGGGAGGACCTTTTGACCAGGGAGGACAATAGAGGAAGTGACTGCTCCACGAAGTTTAGTAATTCTGGAATCGTGGAGAAGTGCCCAGGACGCTGTACCTCCAAGAGCCACGACGAGATTTGGTCTAAGGCCCCCAAGCTCCCTATATAGACGGTCAAGTTCAGGGAGATACTCGTCTTTGATATAATGACCCTGCTTGAGTGGCGGAAGGTTATGTCTAACTTCGGCCTTCTTCCCACAAAGGTTTTCGATCTTGTTTGTTGGTCTTGGTCTAAGGTTGAAGCAGTTTGTAATGAAGCACTCATTTCGAAGTATTCCCGCGTCTTTGAGTTGAGAGTTGAATTGCCATCCAGCGGGGCCTACGAAAGGCATCCGCTCGCGTTCCTCCGCTTCTCCCCAGGACTCCCCGACAAAAGCTATTTTAGTGGTCATCTGACACTTGTCTCTGAGGCTTTCCTCAGATTTCGGGCTCGTTTAAGAGCTTCTCGAGCGATCTCAGCGAACTCCGAGTTGATCTCCACTCCGAGACAAAACTTTGCACCAGCTGCCTCTGCCGCTCGCACCGCAGAACCACTTCCACAGGTGGGGTCGAGCATGACAGTATTTTCGTCAACGAGCATTCCGAAGAAGTGTCGCAGGACTGGTTCGGGTTTTTCAGACATATGCTTGTCTCGAACTGTCGGGGCGCTATAAGCATTTGCAACAGCGCGAACAATCTTACGGTCTCCTCTTGACCCAAATAGACATGTCTCGTAGATCTGTCGTGGGCCCCGCTCGGGGTCTGGGATGATTCCTGCTCCATCTGACTTCATCCATATTAGTGGTAAGGGGTTGATATCCCAGCCCATACGCTCCAGGCGCGTACAGGTCATTTCGTAAAGTCTCTTGGACCCTTTACGCATAGCGAACCAAAACATCAGGTGGCATTGAGAAGTGGTGAGGTTCTGTGTGGTAAAGGCGAGGCCCTCCATTAGTCGTTCCCATGTCTCAGGAGTGTCAGCATACCCTCCATGTGACGGAGCACTTCCTTGGTTGAAGGTGTCAGCGTCGATGCCATAAGGAAAATCACAATGGATAAGATTAAATCGGGGAGCAGTATGAGTCTGACACCACTCAGTAAAATCTGCAGTGATAATAGTTTCAGGTATCTCCTCCTTCTTCGGTTGGGGGCCAAGTACTGTCTCCTTCACCTTCTCCAGGACTTGATTGTCCTCGCGCTCGCGCGCCCTGCGAACTATCCCTATCGCCGTCGATAGCATCGGAGCCTCTACGACTCTTTCGTTCCCTTTTGCGAGTTCGTTGCCAACGTAGAGTACTTCGGAGATGAAGTTGTGGCTCAGTCCGAGAGCCACCGCCGTGTTTTCTTGATACCATGAAGGGTCCTCGGACTTTTGTAGATTATGATATTCGTGAATGGCGCTGACCTGATCGCGCCAGGAAATATCTTTACGCTTTATGTTCTCCTCGAGTTCAATTGCTTTAAGAGTTTTCTGATCAAGTTCGTCAACGTATTGAATGCTGACAGCAGTCCAACCCAAAGACTTAATAGCAGCCAAACGACGCTCACCAGCAACCAAGACAAAATCTCGAGTAACAACGAGAGGATGAATAAGCCCCAAGCGGCTAATAGAGTCAGCAAGAACCGGAATTTCTGTGAGTTCGGTTCTTTGACGGTCATCTCGTGTCACCAGAATTGAGTTAACGTCTATTGAGTGGAATTGGCCAGAGGTCACTGTATGGCTCCGTCGATGATCGATCCAACCATATCGAGGGTTCGTAGCGATGGATGGACAGGGGTGTACATCCACCGCTACAGGACGGGTGTCCTCGCCAGGTTTCCCGCCCTACAACCAGCGTAGAGGAGCCCCTCAGACGCTGGCTGTTGAGTCTACTCGGTGGTATATCCTTTGACCGTCCTGGGAGGGCTCGTGCCGAAGCTTGACGAGAAGCTGTCGGCCAGGGGCCTCGGCCACGAGTTCCCTAAGAGTTTTGCCCTCAGGGTCGATCTTGAGATGATCCACGAGTAGGTTCTTCAACATGAAGGCAGAGCCTTCAGTCACCCACATATCGTCAGTGATCTCTTTTCCAGAGATCTGCTGTTCTACGAAGGCGACCTGATCTACATCGTCTTTTGGGCTGAGAATACGATACTTGAAGCGGAAGCCATCGGTCCCCTTCTTGGAGGACTTGACGGTCTCCGGAGCCCCTACCACAAGACAGTGATAAGTTCCGACTGGGTAGGCCTTCGGCGGCTCGATTTCACTTGCCGGTTTGTTCAGGATTTCTTCAAAAGACGCCATATGTGATCTCCTCTGTTTGGCGCTTACTCATCGTCACTTTCGATGTCAGGAACTCCCACCGTATCGAGTACGGTGATCTTGCAATCTACGAGTTCGACACCATTATCTCCGAGAACAGAGTCCATATCGTCCTCGAACATGGACTCTAAAGCCTCCTCGCACTCTTGGAGGGTTGGACTACCCTCAACGTTGTTGTTCTTGAGGGCCTCGACCAGGAGTTCGTAATCTCCTCCCCAGTCCTTCCCGGTATCGATCTCGATAACCTTGTCGATCGTCACTTTGTAGCGCATTCAGGGCTCCTCTATGACCGGAGAGATTTGAAGAACGCTGCCATTCCGGTCTCAATCGGCAGCGAAGCGGAAAAATTAGCTGGATTAGCGAGGTCAATCATGGCCGTAGCGGCAGTCACGATCGTTCGTTTACCTCCAGCTTGTGTCTGACATAGCGCAACTGTATTGAAAAACCTGGGTATTTCTGGAGAAAGTGCACTACCAACCGCTGTTGGATACCCCTTCTTGGTTCCATCAGGATTATCAACATATCGAATATGACTGGTAACAATGACGTTAGATTGAAATGTGTCCGACGTAACTTGGTCGAGAACATCTGCAATTGCGTCTTGGGCGTCTCCATACACAGCTCGCTTGTCATATTTACCATCACGGGACTTTGGTGTAAGTGGTTCTCTAAAGCGAAACGCCGCATCGGCCATGAACGTAAGGGAGTCAATGACCAAGATACAGTCTGGCCCCCAAGTAGCAGGCTTCCCGAGGTCGGTGTCTCCATATTTCCAATTGTCGAGGAGTTTAAGACCTTCCGAGAAAGCCTTAGGAGTTCCCTCAACAATGGTTCCGACTGGAGTGGAGACGAGTTTATCTCTGAGCGTCCTGTATTCGACATTCTTGAGAGCCTCCGGCTTTTTGTCTCTCAAAGTCTTTGCCAAAATATCAAGTCCGTTGTCATAATCGAGGATACGGAGTTTGTAACCCTCGATAGCAAGACTTGCAAGTGCGCCGGTTTTGCCGGACTTAGAGTCTCCGATAAAGAGACACTTCGTGAATTTGCTGGATTGGTGTTCGGCGAGACCGGGCATAGGTTACCTTGGGATTAGAGGGTTCCAAACAGAGCGCTCGTAGTTTGACTCAAGGAAGCTTCTTCGAACAGATGGAGATTTGTTGCAGACCTTCTTGAAGGCGCAGAACATACAGGATTTGTCGTTCATGGGCCATCTTCCTCGTTCGGCGTAACCTTTGGCCCTATCGAACCAATCGAAGGTATCCCCAATCCATTCCTCGATCTGGTCGGGGCTCTTGGAGATAATTCGTCTACCAAAGCGAGAGAAGCCGACTGCCACTTGACAAGCGTCTACGATCACGCCCTTGATAGGGTTTTTGAAAATGATCTGAGCCGCAAAAGTGTAGAAAGACATCTGGTTGTCAGGATCGAAACGGCTCCAGTAATAGTCGGAGAGGGTCTGTGCGGTTGTTTTCCTGTCCATAACGAAAGGGAGTTCTTGGAAATCAACGACCCTATCGAGATAGCCACAGAGAGTGTATCCTTTACCAATATCGAGCTGAAAATGACGCTCAATCAAAGGGACACCCTCAAAAACTTGGGTCTTGGCTGTATCGTTCTTGAACTTGTCAAGATACCAGACGATGGAGCGGATCAAATTCTCTCGGCATTTAAGCGAGGCACTGTCACCGGTGTCGAGAGTCTTGGATAAACGCCAAGGTTTATCGTTGATCCAAGTGAGGTTCATAGCAAGGGTTACTGAATCTATAACAGCGTCGTCGTGACTCATACCTTCGACGAGGCGCCTGTCATAGTTCTCCAGGGCTTGATGATAGAATATTCCGAAATCGAGATGGGCTGACTCCCCCTTCGCCCTCCAACCCTCAATCATGTGGAGATAATACTTGTATGGGCACTCCTTGAACCAACCTAACGAAGTTGAGTCCCACGCCCATTGTATCTGAGAGTTGGGGAGGAAGGGGGAGGGGTTACTCATCGATTCTCCTCTGTTATAGAATAGTCACGGCCAGTAAGACGAGAGCGACGGCAACAGTCACAGGCCAGAACTCTATCAGAGTCCAAATAGAGAAGATCAGAATTAACGCTATTGCGCTGATTATATTGGCCGTAAATCTCATGATTGTGTCTCAGAGGCTTTGAGGGCGGCGCGGCCCATTCCAGCGCGATATTGCATGTCGCAGACTGCTGTCCACAATTCACCACATTGAATCACGCTGCGAAAGAACGGCAGGACCGCCCTCGCCGCATCCCGCTCGCGCGTTAGGCGCTCAACTGCGGCCCTGAGGTGCATGATGTCCGCTTGCTGGTTGCAGCTCACGTCCTCAAGGTTTCGGCGCCGATCCTCTATCTCTTGAACGAGGTGCGTCAGGCGCTCGATCTCGGCGCGGAGTGTATCCAGTTCATCCTGATAGACGGCTTTTTGCCAGGGCGTTTCCGGGCTCATCACCCATCCTTCCCAGTCAGTGGGCGGTTAATCGCCTCGATCAGCGCATCGTCCTGCGTCAAGCCTCGCTGGTTGTCGCAGTAACCAGACATATCCTTGAACGTCAGCCCCTCGCGCCCGCACAAAACGCAAGTGCCAACAAAGTTCTGCCCGAAAGGGCTGGTGCGACGAAGTGAGTGCATTGTGGTCGGTCTCATCATCCATCCTCCCAAGTCAGTGCGGCGCCAGTTCTGCTGAAATCCGAGATGGTATGAGGGCGGCGCGTTCGTCCTCTAGTCGGATGATTGCCTTCGCAGCCATCGCCCTGGCGTCATCATGGCTTGTCGAATAGACTTCGATGCCCTTTAGGGCTACCATCAGCGCGTCCCGCTCGCTTGTCAGGCGCTCGATCTCTCGCCACTCAAGGTCGCTCATCATCTATCCTTTCTGGGTTGGGCCTCGGCTTCCGAAGGACCTGACTACACCGGCGCCCCCTCGCACCCCTATAGAAACCGAGTTGGGGTCCTCCGCACCACTTCGCCCGGTCGACCAGAGCAGGGCAGGTGCCGCCCGTCCATCATTCATTCTCCAAGCCCCAATTCTTTGAGAAGCGCTGCTCCTGCAGGGGACTTTTTCTTGCGTTCTGCAACAGGTTTTGGGGCGCCGAGTTCAAACTGGGCTTGAGCCTCGCGCATCCGAGCTATGATAGTTCGGATATCGTCAGAGGTGAGTTTGCGCGGATCGCGCTCGAAGAGTTCAGTGAGGTCACTCATTCCTCTAACTCCAGAGTATCAACCGACGGGACTGGGAGGCGCTGTGCGGCGGTAGACTCAATCTTCTTGATGTGAGCCCGGACCATGTGACGGATTACCTTTGCAGCGCCCACACGACTGCCATAGAAAGTCTGCAGTCTCTCGTAGTCGCCCTCAAAGAGATTAAGGGTGTGTTTTCTGATAGCATGATCTTCTTTACGTCGCATCTGGAATCCTCTTCTTTACCATCCAAAGCTTTGTGGGGTCGAATGGCGAGGAACAGATCGAGATGCTGTCGAGGTCAGGGTCTTGAACCTCCTTACGGATTTGACGGAGCTTCGCTGCGACCCTCGGAGGGTCCGAGCAGACAATCTCTATACCAACAGCTGAATGTAAAGCTTGATACCAAAGTTCAATCATAAGAGACTTTCCGACCCTTGCTTGCGGCGATTTCTTCAGGAGTGGGTTCAGGGAAGTCCGGCCAGAGTCTGAGAGACTCCTCGCGAGCCCACTTAGCCAAAGTGTACACGTCGGTTGATCCTTTAGTGATTGACCAAAGGGCTCCCATGACGAAGGCATCAGACTCTGGCCGGTGCTTACTCATGAAGTGAGTCTCTCACACAGGGTCTCCATAAAGAAGAGGGAAGTCAGGGCGCTGATCCTGACGTTTACTCGTGGCCACCTTAGGATTACTCCAAGGGGTTCCCTCTTTGATACCTGGCTTTAGCTAGCATACACACCACACCACTTGATGTGGTACCAGGATCTGGTGCTTAGGCCGTTGCCGGTGCCGTGAGAAGTTCCTCGACCTCGGCCATAGCCTCGGAAGCGGCCCTCTTCTCGGCCTCGATCTGTTCGCGGGCGGCAGTGACGATCTTGCCGTTGTCGCCCTGAGACTCGATCAGCGCCTTGGCGATAGTGGTGATCTTGGATGCAGGATAATCGTCCTGGTCCTTATTGGCTGCCTTGATGGCATTCCTGACCACTTCGCGAGCGATGGCCATCGCAGCAGTCATAACCGGATCGCCCCTGAAGCCACCACCTCCGCCGCGGCGCTCCCCGAACTCATATTCTGCAGCGTAATCGTCGAGTTGACTCTGCAGGACTTCCTCGCTGATCCCGGACTCGAGACCATCAGCGACCTTCTTGGCGAAGTTGTTGCGAAGATTCTCCCAATAGGTCTGATTGAGGGCGGACGCCTCGTTCTCTTTGAGGACGTGACCTGCAGCGTACTTGACGCGGACTTTGAAAGCCTTGCCTTGGATCGTAATCTGCTCTGTTCCGTTAGCCATTCGGCGCTCCTTGTGGATTTACAGGTGACTCGTCTATGACGATTTGATATTGTCATACATATTGAGTCAGTTGTCAATATGTATTTACACAGTATCGATCAACTCTTTTCAGCTTGGGTGTCCAACTCGATTTCGGGGGAGAGTTCCTCGATCTCGAAGGACTTTGCAGAGCGTTTCTCTAAGTACAGGTAGCAATCATTAGGATCTCCTTTCTTAGGGATGCGAAGGACGAGTTTATCGTACACTGATCGTCCGTAAAGTTGGTGATCTTCAGGATAGATTGTACGGTTTTCTGCACGGTCTCCTTTACGAAAAGAGTTAAATCGATGGCGTGCGGCGACTGCACGGCCATGAGTTTCGAACTTTACGCGGAGGCCCTGTTCGTGTTCGAGGGCTCGATCAAAGACCTCTCGAACATCGTCGAAGGCAAGGACGGATTTACTAAAGCCCATTAGAGGCACTCCCGAATTGCGGCTTTGATACAGTTCCAGCCAAGAGTGAAGAGTTCCTTTCTGGATATCTCCATCCGAGCGAAGTAGGTCATCTCTGTTGTCATGCATGTTTTAGCTTCGTAATCAGAGATGCCTCGGCTACGGACAGTGAAGGTGCCGTGAGAGATGGAGATGAGTCTGGATTTATTGTCATAGAAAAGGACGTAATCTCGCTTCATTTGATCAGTCCTTTCTCGACATCGTTGAAGTCCTCCGATCTGATAAGGTACATTGCTTCTTTGAAGCGGGTTTCGATTACGTAGCGGACGTTGTATTCTTGTTCAAGGTCTTCGCCTTCCCTGCACCAGGGAGAGGGGATGCGGTGGGGGTCCAGGTGATAGATAGTGTTCCATTCAAGTCCCTTAGACTTATGTCCGCTGAGAAGCTGTATGGGACCTTTGGCAGCAAAAATACGTTCGGCATAGGCAATGGCTGCTCCGAGAGTAGGCCCGAAGTCGGCGAATACTCTAAGACATTCAGCTTTATCAGATACAGATGCTGCGTTTCGGGACTTTCGGAGCTTTTCATTTTCCCACTCGTTGATCGCTTCATGGACTTTATCCTGTGTTAGGGACGGATCACCCATCTTTTTGAGAGCACGCACAAGCTGAGGACCAAGATCAGTCCCAACGAGATGTACACCCCGTCCAGCTCGGAGGAGTTGTAAAGCTGTACTAAGTAGTGGCGCGTTGTTACGACAAATGATAGCGCTGGCATCAGGGATGTCCTTTGCGTTCCATTCAGTAAGGGTTTCGACGGTGCCCTCGATTGCCCACGGAGCAGGCTTCATATGAGGGACTCGCCAGTGGGCACGCTCCACTCCCTTCTTAGGACAGCGGAACGAGACACTGAGCGTCATCTCGTGCATTGAGAAGCGCTTCTTCATCTGTTCCATTGAACTGGTAATGGCGCCTCGGAAAGCGTAGATGGATTGCCAGGGATCGCCCACTCCAATGAAGTCCCGATTGACGAGCTTCATCAGCATTGCGTGGTTGATAGGGGAGAAGTCCTGAACCTCGTCGGCCATAACTCGCGGAAACATAGGCCACGAGGCCCCGAAGCAGACTGGCATGTAGAGCTGATCGTCAAAGTCGATGTAACCAGCGTAGGCCTGCTTAATGCCCTCTACGAGGGCTGTGTTGATGATATCTACGAACCAGTTCTCAGGCTCCTCCTCGAGTCCGCCGAAGAATGCCTCAGCGGAAGTTAGGGACTTGGCGATGTCAGGGGCCTTGACAGGGACGTAGCCTCGGATTTTGGCCTGACCCATAGCCTTCTTCATATCGCCAAAGTACTCCCAAGCATCCTCTTTAAGGCGTTTAGGGAGTCGATCGATCCCGTCCTTGATCAGGTTGTAGTTCTTCTCGCCTCGAGTGTCGAGGTTGACTCGTTTGGAGCCGAGGGCCGCCATCCAGGCTCTGTGACCGATAGAGTTCATAGTGGCACACTTGACGTGGCCAGGGAGACGATTGCTAAGTTCTTCAGCGATTCGCTTGTTAAAAGCGAGGGAGAGTGTGGGCTCCACGGGCATGTACTTGCAGAGGAATTCGAGGGTTGAGGTCTTGGCAGCGCCCGCGAGGGCGTTGAGGATTAAGCGCAGAGGTGCGACGCCACTGTTGGCATAGTCGATAATCGCAGCTTGTTCCTCGGTGGCCTCGATTACTCGGCCGTCACGGGTGAGGGTGTAAGTCATCCTTTTACCTCATATTTGGATACAATCTTGTTAGTCTCTGTGTCTACTATGTGAAACCAGCCGAAGATCTGTTCCTTTACGATCTTTTCGTGTCCGGCCTCTACAGCCTCCTCTTTAGAGTCGAAGTAGCCAGCAAAATCCTCCCATCCACCGTAGGGATAGTAGTGAAGACCTACGAATAGAATGAAGCGTTTCATTTGGGACTCCGTTTAGTCGGTTTCAAAGTCCTGGGTCTGTTTTTGGCGCGCTTACGCCAGTGACGTGAACTGAGTTTTCTTATGTGTTTGTCGTGCCCAGTGGTTTGGGCAGTGTGTTTCCTACTCATAGGAGTCCAAGCTCCCTTAGAGTTGTCTTTTGATCTTCAGTCATTCGACGGATCAGAGCCTTCGGTATGGTCCTGTCGGTGATCGACGTAGCCATATGTTTATCTTTGATCGGTCTGTAGGTAAAAGGTTCTCGAACCATCTGACGCCACATTGCACTGTTCAAGTCTTGACAGAGGTGTGCGACAGAGGAACAGTGAACAAGATGCTCGCTGTCAAGAGTGTTGATGGAGGTAAGAGCCCTTAGAAGATCGTAGGCGCCTCTAACATCAGCAAGATAAATGCGACGCTCAACCTGCCAATGCTCAAGTCCACAAATCTGTTTAGTGCACATGGAGTTTTTCATGGCCAGAGCCGTTCTATGATGTATTCGTCCTTTGTTCTCTCGACTGTCTCGATAGGGAGGTTGAGTTGGCGTGAGAAGAGCATCTCATCCTGGACTCCCTTTGATTTGGTCCAGGCATTGTCTCCGTCTTTGAGAATTATTATGCCCCTTGAGGCTAAGATCATAGCCCGATCGTACTCCTGCCAGAAGAGATGGTCCTTCGGTAGGTCGTACTTCTTGGCCAGTGCGTGGCAATGGACGATGGGAGAGAAAGTCCAGATCTTCCGGCTAAGAAGATAGTCGAGGCAATGTTCAGCCTCTTCGAAGCGGCGCTGTATAACAGCGGGGTCGGGATCGGTGTAGGCAGAGGCGAGGTATTTGTAGGTCATTTCAATTCCTCTTTCCAGTGTGGCGGACAGTGATCTTTGACGAAGTTGATCAGTTCTCTGAGAACCTCTTGTTCGAGATAGACCTCGTGGTCACCTTCAAGGCGAGGGGCTCGAAGGCGGATCATGTCATCTATGAAGAAAGCATAGAGCCCATCACCGAGGTAAACCTCATTTTTGTAGGCTGGATGGGGATAGTGTGGCTGGTTGCTCATGTCAGTTTTAACTCCTTCAAGAGTTCCTTCACTGCGGTTTCGCCCCCGAGCTTCTTGATGAGACGGTCGATCTTGGCGCTGGAGCGCTTCTCTGTGGCCATAGCCACAAGCATTTTCTCAACGTCGTACTTAACTGGATCGCCCTTGGTTCCGATCCCAGTCCGACCAGACTTCTCCCGTTGGCGGAGGATGTCGATCAGGATTAGCCAGCCCCGCTGTCGGGTGAGGGGCTGACCGAAGTCGTTGGTCTCGATGGAGCACTTCGCCTGAGGAAGTTCAAGGAAGTGCTGGCGCTCCCCGCTTTTGGGTGGGAGGCAGAGATGGATCACGTCTCCCTCGATCCAGATAGAGATAGCGTGGTCAGGTGCTCGGATCATCTTTAGGCCTGAACGGACTGAACTCGATCTGTTTCACGGTGTCTACGAGTACGCTTGCGGCGTTGTTCAAGGCCTGTTTAAGGCCCTGGGCCTGGAGCATGTAGTAGTCTCGCTCGGCGCAGACACGAGCGTAGTGGATGTGGAGATCGTCCAGTTGAATCTGGAGGGACTCGCTCTTGCGTGTCGCTTCGTCGAGAGAGATCTGGCACTTCTCGAGCCCCTGTTCGAGGCTGGTGACGTGATTCATTGCGAGACGAGTGGCTCGGGCTCCTTCGGACTCGGGAACGAGGTACTGCCGGACTTTGGCCTCTAATCGAGCATCGTCGGGCGCCACGATCTCTCCGGGGCTAAAGATTGGTTCATCGTTTCTGTCCATGATCCACCTTTGCATAAGAGTTGTCTATCCTGATGTGCTCAGGGTCTACGTCGGGCTTGCCCATAGGGGCAAAGAACGCCTTGTAGACGATGGCTGCGGCTATGATCAGTCCTATCAAGTGTGCCATCCTTCAGGGCATCTGCCGAATGAGATCATAATCGACCTCGGGATGTTGAGTTTGATTGATGGCCTGGGCGATCAGGCGAAGGGCGGTCTCGTTTAGGGCCGGACAAGCGAAGATCGTAATCTCCTGGTCGTCGAAGCGGAGGTCAAGCCAAGAGTGGCTACTGTCGCGAGATGAGGTTTTAACCTCGGCCTCAACCTTACGCGTAGAGTGTATTGATACGCTCATCATCAGCGTGCTCCCATGATTAACAGTGCCAAGAACGTCACCACCACTATCACGAGCGCCACACGTGGAGAGAAGGCCCGTGCGGCCTGCCACGCGAGTGCTCGGAAGAACTGTCGAAGGAGATAGTCAGCGTTCATCGTCGGTTCCCTCTGATAGCCCTGATCAGGCGTCTCAGCGCGTACCACCATCTCCACATAGCCACTCCTCCGTTCCGTCGGGCCTCACCACAAGCTTGAAGTGGTGGAGCGGGACCAGGTTAGTGTGAAGACGAATCCAGGAGATGCGCTCGAACCACCACCAGGTCTCGTCCCGGTTAGATCTTACCATGAAAGGCTCGCCCAGGCGCTTCGCCGCGAGCTTCGCGTTCTCGATGGCTTTGGCTTTCCTCATGGGTCACCAGTACTTGATTACAAAGTGCATAATTATGTATCCAACCCCTAACCATATAGCACAAACGGCCGTAATGGCCACTGCGGCCGCGGCTACTTCCATAAAGTCCCTCATTGGAGCCTCGTCAGTCCCATAGAGATGGCCATAAAGTTACACTCGGTGATCTGAGAAGTGTTCTTGCACTCCTCGCATTCCCCTGAAGTATAGAAGATGTTGGGCATCGCCATAGTCTGGCGCGCGCCACAGTGACTGCAGGTCCACTTCTGGTGGATGTCGAAGCCGTCCTCACGGGCGCGCTGTGCGACCTGGAGGCATTCGGTAAGGGGATAGTTGTTCTCCTTGGGTTTCTTCATGGCTGTGGGGGCTCCCAGTTGTCGATGGCGTGCATGGCGAGCGCGGCGGTGGCGTAGGTTTCGCCGTTCCAGTGCGCCGACGTGCGGCACTTGACGTGCCAGCGTTTCGTCTTTGCATCGCGGGCGATGTAAAAATCCGGAGTGCCGTCGCGCTGCTCTTCGCTCACGACAAGCGTGCTGTTGACGCGGCTCCAGGTCGGATACCGATCACGCATGTGCAGTCTCCTCTTTCTCACGGATGGTCATGTTTGATCTCCATGGGCCGTAGGCTCCCAGTTGTCGATGGCATGGCGCCATGCGGACCATAGGTCCTCGAAGGTGGCATAGGGTCCCTGCTCGTCGTAGTAATCGTCCATGAGATACCACAGATCAGGGCCTCGAATCTCAGCGAACCAAAAACGCGGATCAGTTTTCACTCGGGCCTCCCTTAAAAGGGAGGGGCATTGGCGCCCCTCTAGAGTTGGGTAGATATCGAGGGTAAACGGTTACTCCCAGATGTGGCGGTTGCCAGAAACCGTCTGGCGCGGAACCCGACTCATGTCGGGATAGGGTGGGCCAGCGGATCACTGTGCGGCGGGAGGCGGACCCGCTGGCCCCGACGCGAGGGGGAAGCTACCCCGCGCCTAACTTAACCACTGTGCCGGGAAGGGCAAACAGTCCGTTGCCGACCCTACGAACCTTCCCTTTGGACACCAGAGTTGAGAGGGCTGGACTGGCACTCTTCGCCTGATAGCCGTGAGCCACAAACTCGCGGGCGATATCCCCATAGGAGAACACTCGGTTCTCCGCCGACAGAGTTCTCATCACGAGGTCCACCCCTCGGTCTCCCGGAATCTTCCTTTTGGAGGATCTGCGTTGCTCCCGGACTTGTTCCTGGACAGGCACCACACTTTGAAGGATGTGGTGTTTGTCTGTGAGGGCACCGAGTATGATGGCTACACCATCTTTGTCAGTGCGGATCGTCACGTCATACTTCATATGATCTCCACGCCTCCGCCGATCCCATAGCGTCCATCGATGATGGCTGTGGAACCATCTTCGAAGGTGATGTGATGAATAGAAGCCTCGTTGTCACCATCTCCCACGTCTGGTACCCTAACGTGCATTGAGAGATTGGTGCCGAACATCATTATCAGCACATCAAAGGCGTTCTCTGGATTGACCCGCTGGGTTCCTCGGATCTTGTCTCCACAAGCCCTGACCCAAAAATAGTGCTCTGGGTCCTCGTCATTCCAGAGGTAACGCATCACGCTGTTGAACAACTCTGCATGAGTCATCTTCGGTCTCCTGATCCCCATCAAGGTGCCGATACGGGGAGTTGATTGCTCGCGCGGCACACGCAAGCCCTTCGAAACTGTGCAAGCCCTTCGAAACTGTGCTGGCTTTCCACCAGCTTGCCGGGTTTGGTGTGTATCTGCCCACACAGGTCATGGAACATTGCTGCCCTGGTAGCCACCGGACTATTGCGCATATGTCTTGACCATAAAGGGATTCGGGCACATGCGCTCATTCCTCTCACGTCAACCCACCACGCCAAGACTGACCAAGGTCAATTGCCCACGCAACACTCGCAACACCTAGGTCTGCTGTGTCGAGTGGATGGGGTCATGGCTTGCGTCTTGGGTGGTGGGCTGACGAAAAGGGTGGTCAGTTTTACACCGTGACCAGGGTGCCCTTCCGGGACTGTGTTTGGAGGCGTATCTTCATCGGTCCCTTATTGGGGCCTCGGATAGGCCAGCCGTTGCAACGAGACGGTGCAGCAAAGTTGACGCTGCTATGATCTATCGCGAATTAAAAGTCTGCCCCCATTGGGGGGCTCGTACATGAAAGGTTCCCCGGAGGGGTGTCACTACAGCATTGGAGCCTCCCTTGAGTGCCCACAAAGGGGTGACAAACCTTGACGCGACATAGATACTGTATCATGCCATTGTGGCCACATTATGGCCGAATTGTGACCGTGTTGTGGCAATTGTATCGTCGCCCTAGGCCGCCTGGTTTGGCCCCACTGGAGGCCTCACGATTACCTCTGGATCAGCGAGGGTGAAGAACGCCACCTGGACGTCGGGCTCTTTAAATCCGTTTCTCCACAGTGCTGCCCCCCGGAACCACTTGATTCCCGCGAACAGTTTTACCCAGTCCCGGACTCTCTCTACAGCGTAATTGTCGCTTACGGCTGCAAACTCGTGTTTGAGATCTGGGACGCCGAAGGCGGTTTGGATGTCGAGGGTGTAGTTCATTGGGGGCTCCTACTCTGCGAGTATCCAGATTTTGTTGGGCTTCCCGTCACTCACACTGTCGATCAACACTGTGGTGCGGTCTCCGTCGTAAAGCCAGTTCTGCCAGTTGAGCAGAACCTCAGGCGGGTTACGTTTGTCTGGGCACAATGTGAGGCCGAACCAAATGCCTCGAGTGGTAGTGTGTGCGTCGTCCCAGAAACATCCGGTAGTGAACAGTGGTCCGCCCCACGGGAACAGAATGTGAAACTTGGGGTCCGGACGACTGAAGAGGATCGAGATCTTAGTGGTGGCCTTGGGTGTCCACTGCAGGGCACCCTTGACCACTGTTTGGCCGCCCCAGATCCCCACGCCCTCAGCGAGTGGGGCGAGATCGCTGTAAGGGTTGTCGTTGAGAAGCTCGACGCGGGAGCGATCCGCTCCGTTGAACCATGGAAGAGCCACGGCGCGCTGGGTGAGGGGCAGGCCCTGGGTCCGGGGGGCCTGCCACTGGGCGTCTGCTGGAGTGGTTAGGGCCAGCAGGGCTATAAGTGTGAGCTTGGTCATCGCAGGATCTCCACGGCGATCACAGCGGGGATTGCGATGTAGAACAGAAACAAGAGGAGAAGGGTTGTCCAGGGGCTCATTTGAAGGGGTCCGGGTTAAGAGGGAGCGAGGTGTTGAGTGCTGAGGGCAGGTCTTCGCCCTCATAGAGTGTAAGCCCGTCGCCTTGGTCCTTGGCCCAGTCGAGGAACCGTTCCTCATCTAGCAGGGTTTGACGAGCTACCTCTATGCGGGCCTCTTGGCGGGCTAAGATTTGTTCACGCGACAGCCTCAGTGGCGGCTGGTAGCTGCCGTCGTAGCACTTGGGGTTGCCGTACTCCCTGCAAATCGGACACTCGGGACACACGCAAGCCGAAGCTGGCTTGCAGCATACCTCACAGACGCCCTCCTCGTCTCCCGGAACGCTGAAACATCCCGGAGGCATGTTCCATCCAGATCTGATCATTTGAATGCTACTCCATTGAAGAGGGCACGCCAGTAATCGTAGCCCTCGGTTGATCTTTGCCAGACGAAGGCACACTCGAGGACTGTGGCTGCGTCGGTCCATCGGCCTAGGTTTCGATGGTTCTCAAGCATCAGTGGTAACCGTGTTGGTTCTTGGCGGTAGGTCTCTTCGAGTATCCGCTGAACGTGCAGGGGATACGCTTCGTGCAACAGTTCGAGTCCGGTCATCTCAGTCCTCCCTACAGTAGAAGTGTGATCGCCACATCTCGAAGCCGTCCTCGCCTATGCAGACGAGGCGTTCGTACTTGGTCCCCTGAGAGATTTCGCGGGCGCAGCAGTAACAATGGTAGGTTTTGCGCGCGCGACTTCGGCGCCGCGACAGTGTGCGGATTTCGATCTCGTCCTCGTCACTCACTATGTCCTCTCCTCGGATTGTCCCAGACGAGCCCAGTAATCGTGGCCCTCCTCGGTAGCGGCCCAGTAGAAGGCTGCGCCCAGAATGAAATAGTCCATCTCCCACTCGTACAGGAACTGATGCAGCCGGTCGTCAGCGTCTCGGCCATCTTCGACTGCTTGATCGTAGATGGCTTCGGCGATCCGCTGAACGTGGAGCGGATAGAAGTGGCGCAGTGCGTCAATGCCCTTCATATTAGACTCCCGTTGTGAAACCCTTGAAGAAGTTGGATCCCAGATGGATGATCTGGAGTCCGGCCTGGTCGGCCATCTCGAAGGCGACATACTGGTCGCCTAGGGAGTCGCGCAGGATTGCGACGACCTTGCCCACGAGAAGCTCGCCGGGGTCAGTGCCTGGCCAGAAGTCAGAGTGTATTAGGATCTCGTCGGGAATGAAGTGACTGACGTTCATTGGGGATCTCCTTCTCGGCTCGGACTGTGGTGTAGCCAGCACGGATTAAGCGCCGTGCAAGCGCAGCTTTGGAGTGGATGAATGGCTCAGGACATAGAACCTGTGCTCCTGGGCCCTCGAGGACGAGGTATCTCATTGGGACTCCTTTGGGGATTGTATCATACCCGGTGTGAACTGGGCGTGAACGGATCGTTCATGAGTTGTTCATCGACGCGAGCGTCCTATATGGCTGGGTCGATGGTCGACGGGACCATATCGTGGCCTATGTGATACCCTATGTTTTGCTACATGTACCGACTCAAGTTGGCCTGAGATATCCTACATTGGCAAATCGTCGATTGTGTTGTCGTATTGGTATGGCTCTTAACGAGTGGATGGCCATCTTGCGTATCCTTCTTATATATATATTTTTTTAGAAGGGAACAAAGGGTGAACGGAGTGGACCCAACTCTTCCCCAACACTGCGACCCAAACAACCATACCCATGCGACAACTCACACGACGATTTGACAATGTAGGACACCATAGGCCGACTTGAGCCCATGCACGTAGCAAAACGTAGGGTATAACGCAGGGCTGGGACACTGAGTCATGCCCCAGCCCTCGGGCAGAGTTATTTGCCCGCGTAGGTCTCGCCTGGGCGCAACTTGCGCCGCCGCGCAGTGTTGATGTTGCGGAAGAATTGCTCCGCGCGGGTGCGCGCGAGATAGGAGTTGGTCGGGCGCGGCGCCTCAGGGATGCGGTTGATCGATCCGCCCTTGGTGAAGAAGGCGTCGGTCAGATCTGTGACCAGCTTGCGATCGTCGGACTTCATGGCGAGGACTCCTTCTGCGCAGCCCACCATATGGGCTGCGGAAAAGAGTCCGGGGCATTTGCGCCCCGGGAAGTCTTGCGCGGTCACGCGGCAGTCTTGGACTCCGTGAAGCGGGCGAGCAACTCGTTGAACTCGTCCGGGGTCAATGCGCTGAGCTGGGCCGCGCGACGCTTGGCCTCGGCCTTCTTGGGATCCGCGGGAGTCCGCGCACCCGGGACTTCGCCATCGCGCAACGAGTCGAGTCGCGCGGCGACCTTGTCCATCACCGCCGCCTCGAACGACGTGCCATCGTTCTTCGCGGGATCGTAGGACTTCTTGACGACGCTAGCGTGCGCGTCGTTGAAAATCTGAGTGAGGCCATAGGCCACGACGTAACGGACGGACTCGGCAGGGAGCGAGTCGAAATCGATATCGATGGACTCGCCGATCTTACGAATAGCTATGGTGAACATGGTAACTCTCCCGTTGGTTGGGGATCGGTCCCTTCCCGATCCGACACGCGGATCATACCTCCGGGCACATGAACGGGCTATGAACGGACCGCGCAACAATAGTGCTTTGTTGTGGCATCTTCAGCAATAACGTTATTAATGAGTGTTCATTCATGGTGCAGTGCAAACGGTCATGGTTTGTTCTGTGTGATATGAATCGAGGTTCACATCACACATCACGAACTTATGTTGCCATGAACAGTGCTCATTGGAAATAAAAGTGCCGGGGGGCATCAAAAATAGCAATAAAATTTCGCGGCTCCAGCCCTGCGGCAAAAACCCAGTCAAACATACATACCATCCCCTGCGCCCGAAGGGCCCTTCATAGGTATCTTCGGCCGTTTTCGCGCGGAACGCGCGCGAAAGTGCTTGACGCCGGGGCGCCGCCGAGCCACGCTCTTCCCGTGGGCGCGAAGCGAGGCCCTAATGACGAACAGATG